AACTTGTACAAACATTTAAAATAAAAAATTAAATGAATTGATTAATTGTAGAATTAACTCTATTATTAATCCGTAGTCCCTCACACTTGACATTCCGACTGATAGTATCTTGGTAGTTTCTTTTAGCCGTTCTTCGAACCTGTGGGGGACTTTTTTTTTTCTTCAAAAGTTTTTTATTTCCCAAATTTACATTATCTTTGTTGTCTTATGATAAAGATACCTGTCGATATTAAAAACAATCCTGAAGTGAACGTATGGATCACTTCTGACACTCACTATTCACATAAGAATATATGTAGAGGCGTAACCGCTTGGAGAACCAAAGAAGGTGAAATCCCTGTATCTCAAACTCGTGACTTTGCAACCATAGAAAAGATGAATTCATTAATTGTTAACAACATCAATGAGGTTGTTGGACAAGATGATATGTTAATTCACTTAGGTGATTGGTCTTTTGGCGGATTTGAACAAGTACGTGAATTTTGGGATAGAGTGATCTGTAAAAATATTCATTTGGTTTTGGGTAATCACGATCACCACATAGAAAATAATAGGGATGGATCTCAGGGATTATTTAAATCGGTTTCTCACTATAATACCCTTGAAATAGGACAGTTTAAGTTTCGTTTGATGCACTATCCCATAAGTTCATGGGATGGTCTCGGTAAAGGTGTGATGCACTTACACGGTCACTGTCACTTACCGAACAATCTTAAGCTTAGTAAGGGTCAAAGAATGGATGTGGGTATGGATGGTCACACTGAGTTCAGACCATATAATGTTTATAGGGAAGTGGTACCATTACTTAGGAACAGACCAAAGGTTTCAGAAATAGGTGATCACGATCATCATTTAGATGAATTACAAAACAAAGACAAAGGATAATATGAAAAAATGGTTTATAGAAAACAACAGGTTAGTTAAAATAAGAGGAAAATACTGGTTAATACCTTGTATATCAATATGGTATGATAAATACTATTTTCTTGAGACGGGGGTGACATCTCCCGCTTTTGGAATTCAAATTTCTTTTCTTAATTTTGCATACGGATTAACAATTCAAAAAGGATATTAATATGAGTGGAGTTTTATTTTTAGTAAGAGGGTTACCTGGATCAGGTAAGACATCATTTGCAACAGCAATTTGGAATGAATATGCCGTTTGTGAGGCAGATAAGTTCTTCTACAATAAAGAAGGTAACTACAATTTTGACGGATCAAAATTAAAGGAGGCACATGCTTGGTGTAAACAAGAAGTTGAAACACGAATGATTGATCATCAAAATAATGGACAATATTATCCTGAAATAGCCGTTTCAAATACGTTCACCCAAGAATGGGAAATGGAAGATTATTTTAAATTGGCTGACAAATACGGATATAAAGTTGTATCTTTGATTATTGAAAATAGACACGGTGGACAGAACGTTCATGGGGTACCTGAAGACAAACTCCAAATTATGAAAAACAGATTTGAAATTAAATTATAATATGATAAACCCATTTTGCTATATCGGTGCTCATAATTGGGAGTACCGTAAAGAAAAGCACAAAGTAGAAAATCATCCACAAGGGAGGGATGTTATTAGAGTAGTAGTTAGAGAATGCCAGTGGTGCGGACACAGGGAGCACCATTCCCTTCCAAGAGTTGGGAGAAAGTTTACACTTTGGAAAAATTTTGATACCTTTGGAAAAGACGACACAATAAATTTTGAACAATTATAAAAAAAGAAAATGCAAACATTAGTATTCAACACATCAACAAAAACCATTAAAGTTTATGAAGGAGCACCTGAAAAATCAGAAATCCTTTATCAATTAGATTCCGTTCCGACTGTTAAAGTTTTGGAACAACATTATGAAATCATGCAAAAAGATGAATTTGACAAGAGTTTGCCAGTTCTTCGATTACCAATTGCAAACACAAACATGTTAATTAAAAAATAAATTGAACTTCGATTTAAACATATTAAACAAATACATCAGTGATGGGTTGGTGGTCAAAAATGACCATCCAACCCTTTCTATTTCTATCTACAATTATTCTCGTACTTGTCAGTATGAAAATAATTGGGATGAAATCACCAAAGCGTGTCGTGGTCTTATTTTAGATCAAGAAGGAAATGTTGTTGCGAAAGGTTTTGATAAATTTTTTAATATTGAAGAACACAAAACAGAAGAAATACCCAACGAACCTTTCGAGGTTTTTGAAAAATTAGATGGTTCGTTAGGTATCTTATTTTGGTATCAAGGAAAATGGATAATAGCAACCAAAGGGTCTTTTACTTCTGATCAAGCAGTTCGAGCAAAAGAAATTCTTAAGAAATATAACTTTGAGCCAATACCAAAAGGATATACCACTTTGGTGGAAATAATATATCCTGAAAACAGAATTGTTTGTGGATATGGTGATGAAGAATCTTTGGTTGTTTTATCTATGATAAACAATTCTTCTGGAAAAGAGTTGGATTACACTTCTTTGTTATACATCAGTGATGAAACCAGAATGCCTGTTGTTAAGAAGTATGATGCAATTAACGATTACAAGACCCTTAAGTCTTTGATATCCAAAGACCGAGAAGGTTATGTCATCCGTTTTAGAAATGGATTTAGAATGAAGATAAAGGGGGAAGAATATGTTCGTCTTCATAGGATATTAACTGGATTTTCAAATGTGGACATATGGGAATACCTTAAAGACGGAAAAAATATCGATGAGTTACTTGACAGAGTTCCTGATGAATTCGATAAGTGGGTAAGAATGACAATCCGAGATTTGAGGTACGGATGTTTCCAACTAAGGGAAACCGCAGGAAAACTACATGACGGATTCAGATATGGAAAATTTGGTGACAAAGACCCCGAACCATCTAAAAAAGAATTCGCTGAATTTGTAATGAAACAACAAGAGGTTTTACATGCTATCATGTTCGCCATGTGGAACGGAAACAACGAAAAAGTAGATGAAATAATTTGGAAGTTAGTAAAACCACAATACAGTAAACCATTTTGGCAAAAAGAATTAGAACCATGAGACCCGATTTTGAAAAACTAATGAAAGAACACAATGTTCACGGAATGATTCTAAATCATGACGGGATCATTAACGCTTTGGAGAAATCCTATGAATTAGGTAAATTAGAATCAGAAGAAAAATACGATAAACTTAAAAAAACATTCTTAGACCTTTTGGAAAATTGGGGTGACTTCGGTAATTACAATTCAGATAGAAACCAAATGAAAGAAGAGTGGAAACAAGAAGGAGGAATAATATGAATAATTTAGACGCAAGATATCAATCACTACTCGAGGACATTCTTCAGTGGGGTGTAGAAAAAAAAGATAGAACAGGAACCGGTACTATATCAGTATTCGGTAGACAAATCCGTCACAAAATGAGTGAAGGGTTTCCGTTACTGACTACTAAAAAAATGCACTGGAATTCAGTAGTAACAGAACTATTATGGTTCTTAAGAGGTGAGACAAATATCAAATTTCTATTGGATTATGATTGTCATATTTGGGATGGTGATGCTTATAAGAACTACTTACATAAAGTTATACGTGACAAAGACATTGTAAAATACTTAAAATCATATTCAAGAGATACAGAAGGAGTCCCTACTATTGAACTGTATTCAAAAGATGAGTTTATTGAGCGAATCAAAAATGATGATGAGTTTGCAAAAAAGTGGGGTGAATTAGGACCAATCTATGGTAAGCAATGGAGAAATTGGAAATATCAAGAGAATGAATGGTATGATGGTCACACACATTATCCGGAAATATCCACATCAATTGACCAAATTTCAAATCTAGTACAACAATTAAAAACAAACCCAGATAGCAGACGTTTAATGGTTAGTGCTTGGAATGTAGGTGAATTAGACCAAATGGTTCTTCCACCATGTCATTATGGATTTCAAGTTTATACAAGAGAGTTAGATATATTTGAGAGATGTGAAATTGCTGGAGATGGATTATGTGCGATGAATGAAATTGATTGGTGGATGAAAGTTTTAGATGATAGAGGGATACCAAAAAGAGCAATATCACTAATGTGGAATCAAAGAAGTGTAGATACGTTTTTAGGATTACCTTTTAATATTGCATCTTATGGATTGCTATTAGAAATAATTGCAAAAGAGGTTAACATGGTACCTGACGAATTGATTGGTAATTTAGGCGACGTTCATTTATATTCAAATCACGTAGAACAAGCGAAAGAACAGATTGGAAGAACACCATACGAACTACCAACAGTTAAGATAACTGAACGTAATTGGTATATGCATGAGGCAGTTAAAGAACATTTAGGTGAAAAAACTCTTGATGAAAAACTTAAAAGTTATAGACCAGATTGTTTTGAATTAATCGGATATGAATCCCATCCAAAAATTAAAGCACCTTTGAGTAATTAAAATGGACAAAAAAGAAAAAAAATTATCTGATTTCCTTAGGTCTGAACAATTCAGAGAATCTTTCAAAAAAAGGGTTGAGGAACAAACGTGGGATAAAGGTAAACCAATGGTTTATCTAGATGATAATGGTTGGGTTGTTAAACATTGGAAAGACGGAACAATAGAAAAAATTCAAAAGGCAAACTAAAATAATGGAATATCAAATAATACTACCAGAAATTATTGGTGATGAGTGGCAAAACATAGGAATTGATTTTGCACCTCAATCAATAACAGGAAATATTAAAGGAGAAAATATTGATAAACAAATTATCAATTTAAAAAAGTATGCAATATCTTTAGACAATCGTTACTTAAAAGAATACACCATAATAAAGGAAGAAACCCAAACAATAATTAAATTAAAGGTTTAATCAAACGTAACATATAATTGAACCATTTTTTGCGCCATTCTACGAAGTATTCTATTAACTTCCTCTATTTCAATTTCTTTACCTTTAGACTCCATATACTTTAAAGTCCCTTGTATCATCTTGTTCTTGGCGTCATCGGCTTTCTCTAACATTTTTTGAAAATCTTCATCATCTTCTCGACCCTCACCATGATATCTTTCAATCCACTCTTTTCCTGAGAACAGGAATGGTGATGATTCAAACATATTAACAGGACCCGCATTTCTAACCAAGTACAAATATTTTTTTAAAAATCTCCAATCATAATTTACAAAAATCTCAGGATTTTGTCTAAAGTATTCATATTCAGGAGGTCCTTGAACCGCCTCCCCGATATTTTTTTTATCGAGTTTCCAAATGTCTTGTGATGATAATAACGACAACTTACTACCATTATCCCATTTTACTTCAACAATTCTTTCGTCATTTGGTTCAAAAGGATCTCTTGATACTCTAACAACAGTACCTTTTGTACCAGGAGGAACTGACAATTCACTCTCCATATGATAACAAATTATTCTATCTCCTGTTTTTACTTCTGGATTAATCATACTAATAAATATAAATTAAGTATTTATTGTTTGTATGAATTATTTGATTTCAGAAAACCAAATGCAAACTATATTAATCGAGTCTGTTCGAGAAAAACTTAGTGAGAACGCCAAAAAGCTTAATGATATCGCTAAGGAAATTATAGAAGACGTTCAGATTAACAATGGTCTTAATTTTAAATTCCTTTTAACATGGGGAGCTTCTATTGGAGGAATGATGGGTCCACTAAGAAATTGGATTGAAAACAACTATGTTGGAATGGATCCTCACAACGTTGCTTTATTAACATTGGGCGCCGTTGCAACATATTTCTACGATAACGAAACTAAGATCAAAGCTTTACACAAAAAGATCAAAGAAAAAGGATTAGTATCTGAATTTAATGAAATCCGAAATAAAGCAGATCAATTTAAATCTGTTTTTATAAGGTTTTTATCTTCTATTGGAATTAGTACTGGCAGTATGATTAATACAATGTCATACGCGTTTATTATACCGATATTAGACGATCTTTACAGTTTAATATTAGGTGCAAGTAATACCCAAGAAACATTACTATTAATCGGAAAAAGATTAGTGGCTTCAGGTGTTGTTTTACTTACAGGTTCTTTACTAAGAACACTACTGAAAAAATTAGCAAAGAAATTTCAACAAACGAATTAAATAAACATATCGGGTTCTAAATCGTAGTGGTTACCAAATCTTCCGTTAACCTCAAATCCATCAATTTTAGAAATATAAAATAGTACTTGATAGTATAGATCATCAACTTTTGTAATATCTATTTCGTCCGCCATGACATCATAGATTACATTATTAATTTCGTCTCTTAGATTGTCCGTATCATACATTACATTTAAAATAGCACCTGCAACGTCATTTGCGATTTTCAAATTAGGTTTAGCATAATCGCCATCTAATATAAAATTAGATATCTCAATGTTAAAATTGAAATCTAAATATACATCATCTAAAGAATAAAATTTTTCACTGGGTTTCCAAGACACATCAAATGATAAATTACCAATTGCGGTTTTTATTTTAACATGATCTATTTCTCTTACCATTGTGAAAAAGACCTCTTTTTGTTTTTTAGGAGAAATGTAAACACCACTTGATGCAGGTTCCTCACCATCAACTAATATCTTTTCAGAGTATGAAAATGAGGTACCAATATATTTCCAAATATTACTAAGAATATCATGGATATGTCCACTAAAAACAGGAGTTGTATATGATTGACCTTTTTTTGGTAAAGTAACATCAACAACAATATCATACGCCAATTCTCTGTCGTCAGGGTCTATTGATAAAAAACGATATTCATATCCATCCTTATTGAAGGAATTTCCAATCAATACCCTACGAATTAGTTTTAATTCTTTATTCATGAATTTTGAATAATTACTCATGAGTTTTGGATAATTTGTTGTATTATTTTTTCAATTTGTTTTGACTCTAAACCGTGTTTGTTCTGATTTCGTTTAAACCAATCTCTTATAACTGTTTCAAGATCTTTACCTTCTTGTTTTGATCTTCTTTTGAAACCAGCAAGTTGAGCTTCCAGTTCATGTTGTTGGGTATAATATTTTACAGGATTTTTTGGTTCTTTTGGGAATTTATATCCTTGTTCGTATTGTCTAATATGTTCTAATTCATGTCTAATAGTTTCGTTCAATTCTCCAATAATTTTTTGAATATTATTATATCCAGGATTTGGGTTAGAAATTATTGTAACTAATATTAAATCTTCGTCTCTATAGTAATCGGCATCAATATCAAAATCCTCAACATCCTCACTAACAGATAAATCTAATCCAATTGAAAATGGATTCTCAATACCTTTAAAAATATAAAGTTCTCTATCACTATACAAATCTTCAGGTAATTGAAATTCTCCTGTTCTTTGTGACTTGTAGATTTTAATTATATCTTTAATAAGTTCTCTTGTAATATAATCAAATTTACCCTCAATTAATAATGATTCGTTAATTTGATCGTTATTCACGTTATTTATTACTTTTGTACAGATAGCTGGCTTGTTAACCGCAAAATATCTTAAAAATTCGGACAATTTTCTATCCATAACCCATCTTAAATTAGCATATTCAGTACTTGTGGTGTTAATATCGGCTTCTTTACCATAAATGTCAGAATAAATCTTATTCAAAGTATCAGACTTTTTATTTGTTGGTAAGATATACATGATATATTGAATATGAGGTGTTTTTTCACCAACAGAAAGATATTCCTTAACGCCAGTCAACTTTACCTTAATATTTGTTGGCATGGTAAAATCTTGATCATGAGTAGGTTGAGTATAAACCTCAAAAACATGACCATCAAAAAATTTGTTAATCCTTTCTATTGGGAAATCTATTTCGTTCATCGTTTATAAATACCTTTTGATTTGTATATTTAATTTAGTATCTTTAAAAATATTGGAGAGATGGCAGAATTTGTTGAACTTTGTAAAGATGTTTTAACTAATTTTGGGTGTGGCATAATTAAAAAATAAACAGAGAGTTGGCCGAGTGGTTGATGGCACCAGTCTTGAAAACTGGCAAGTGTAAAAGCTTCTGGGGTTCGAATCCCTAACTCTCTGCAACAATCAAGAAGAGTGGTGGTACACTCACCTATGTAGGCATCGCAAGATGGACGATTTCTTCCCGCAGGGTCACATAGGTATGTCATTTAGTGGTATGGAAGAACACGAAATGATTTGTAGGTTCAAATCCTATCTTGATTGCAAAAATTATGGTAGTCCAAAAACAAAACTTTATTTCTGATTACGAACGAGACTTTTTATTATCAGAGATTGATAATAACATTAAAGATCTTGAGTTCGGTCCAGAACCATTTTACTACTGGATTAATCTTGGTGTTGATAATCCTATACTATCTACTTTACTCTATAAGAAATTAATTGAAAACCATATTAAGTTTTTAAATGATTCTATTGAGGTTAGAGATTGGGAGATAGATTATGTTGGGTTTGCATATCAAACTAAAGGATTTGATTACCACGCAGATGCTGTTTGGCCAACAGATCCCGATTCAAGATCACTAGGAACTCCAGATCATCACCATGATAATTTTTCTCATTACGATGGATCATGGGTCGATAATTATTGTCCTTGGAGAGTTTTTACAACTGTACTTTATTTAAACGATGACATAGTAGGTGGAGAAACACATTTCCCAACTTTAGATGTCCTCGTAACTCCAAAATCAAAAAAGATTGTAGGGTTTCATTGTGATGAATCACATGTTCATGGTGTGATGCCTGTCACTTCAGGTTATCGAAAGGCATTTATAATGTGGTTTAAATAATCACATTTTTTTTTGACTCAAACTTTTATTTTACTTATATTTTACAAAAAGAATAGTATGTCTCGTTTAGATGAATTAAAAAAACAATATCCTGAATTGAATATCACTGTATTTGATATGATGACAAGATTAGATACTTCCAAATCTTACAAGTATCTTCCACTTATGTGTAAAATTTTTGGTAAGAGATACAAACCTTCAGAACAGTATCAAAAAGATGACTTGGCACAACTAATGTTGGAAACTCAAGCTGGATTAATGAATAAAGGGATTTCAACTAATGACCTCACAAATAACCAAATGTACTACCTTCTGAATTACGTTTCAGAACATATTCCTATTGATACATTTCAAACTTTAAACTTATTCATGGAATATATGGATAAGGGTCAAATTGAAAATACTGATGTAACATCATACAAAGATATTGAAAGTATTAGAGGTGCAATAACCTTGGCGTCTATGAAAGAACTAACTAAAGATCTTGAGGGTCAAGTAATTAAAGAGTTTGAAGATGAAAAGTGGGTTATATTAAGACCTCTAACATTCTCAGCGTCAGCAAAATATGGATCATCAACAAGATGGTGTACAACATATCAGAAAGAAAAAAACTATTTCGAAAAGTATTGGAGAAAAGGTATCTTGGTTTATTTCATAAACAAAAAAACAGGTTACAAATTCGCAGGATATAAAGGATTATCAGGTGATGACGAATTTTCTTTTTGGAATTCAGAAGATAACAGAGTTGATTACTTGGATGTTGATGCCGATGATTATTTATTCCCTATTGTTAGAAGAATTTTCAAGTCAGAATCAACAAATAAAAATCTATCTTCTGATGAAATTCAAGAACAAGTACACAAGGAGTGTATTCAAGAATATGAAAAAATGAGATTTGAATTTGTCTCAGAAACAGATGAAACAATTCCACTTGATGAACAAGCAATGGAACAACCAGATCCTCCCTTACCTAATTATCAAAGAGAAATGAATACGTTAAGTGAATTACTTCGTGAGATGTTACCAGAACCTGTTGAAGTTAATGGACAAATTAGAGACTTACGACCTCAAATCACTAATGTCCCAACAATGAGCGCTTAAAAAATTATAAAAACAAAAATACTACATGTCTTATTTAAACACACCGACTCCAATTGTGGAGGCCTACATTAGAGGTAATTTTTTAAGGAATCAAGAAGATTCTTTCGACAAAAAATTCCCTTGTTACATTTTTGGTATGTCGTCCATACCAGCTCAAGCTCCTTTATTTCATTTTATGATGGAAGATGGTGGTGTATGGTGGAGAATGCCAATACACGCTTTCTGTTGGAAAGAAGATGCTCCCCAACAAGAATTGGATGAACTTGTTTTGTGGGATTCATTCACTTATCACGTAGGTGTAACAGCTTTCCCGATCTTGAAAAACAAAACCTGTAAATTCACGTCAAGAAGAAGAGTTCAATATTCAGGACGTTATTTGTTCACATTAGATTGGGGTAGTTCAGATGATATGAGTGACACCGATTTCGGATTAAGTGAATTTCCGTCTCAACACAAGTGTGGTCACTTCATTCAAATGGATAATGGTAATTTTGCAATACAACCAAACAATCGTTTGATAATGCACGATCCTTCTTTCACTGTCAAAGAAGAAATAGTCATCAATAGAAAGTACAACACAACACTATGGACTGCTGAGAGAAATGGTAGATGGGTTACACCTGATACAGATGTATTTAATTATGATCATACTGATTTAGAGTCTGGTGAGTCAAATAAAGAAAGATCGGAGGAGTATGATAAATTAGACGAAAAATATAAAAATGAAAATAATATTTGATCACCTTCACGGTCACGTAATAGACGATAGGGTTTTTTGTGAGGCATTTGTAATTCCTGAAGGAGAATCAGAAGATTATCTATTAGTAAATGGGTGGTTACCTGCAAATCAACCACCCATTTACTGGTATCAGTCACAAAGTATTAGAATTAATTTCGACAAAGTAATTTTAAATAAAAAACAACAAAAAACATTTTCATCAGTCGAATGTGAATTTTTCGAATATGAAAATCAACCAGAAGTTAATGAGTTTTTTTACGATTTTTTTAACAACAAAAACCTTGAAATTCACGATTTCTACAAAAAGAATTCTCAATTTCCGAACCTGAAAGTAATGTCTGTTAAATTGGATGGTAAGATTCTTGGATACACAAGATATATTTTGTTTGAAAATTCAATATTAGGTTTAGAAAGTTCTTATCTACCAAATTATCCCAAACACTCACTTGGAAAAAACTCAATCCTTTTATTGTCTGATTATGGGAAAAAGTTAGGTATAAATTACTTGTACATTTACGAAGGGTATAAAGATCTGTTTTCACACAAACTTGAAATAACAGGATCTGAACTTTGGGAAGGGGAAAAATGGATGGATGCAAGTATTTACTGTTATGGTTGAAGGTAATTTTCTAAGATTACGAAAAACAATTGAACACTTAAAAAAATTTGAACGCGTATTACTTTTAACGTGTTCCAATAGAGGTGTGGAAGTAATAAAAACCCAAACACCAAAATCTTCGATCCTTGCACAAATCATCAATAAGAAAGTTGAAAACTCAGTGTTGATTGACGTTACTCAACTAAAGATTTATCCGTGTGAAGGTAACGTTTCAAGAATGGAAGGAAATGTTTGTGGAATCATGGAAGCTCAATTAAAAGATAAGGAAAAGAATCCAACAGGATATCATAGATGCTGGGCGTCAATACATAATCCTGATGATGAACTTTGGAAAATAAGTAAAGAACTATTTGAATCTGACTGTGTTATATTCTTCTCTTCAGTTCGATGGGGTGCCGCAAATATGTTTTATCAAAAACTAATTGAGAGATTAAATTGGATTAACAACAGATACATACCATACGGTGAACCAAACATCATTAAAGATACAACATCAGGTTTCATCTGTGTTGGACAACATGAATATGCAGATAAAATTTGTGAACTTCAATTTGAAAATCACAAATATTATGGATTTGATGCTTACGAAGATTTGTATTGGTTTTGGAATGCTGAAGATATCGATTATAATGATGAGACTTTACAAGGATACTTAGAAAGTTATCCTGAGTTCTTCGAAGAATTTCATATTAAAATAAAACCATAGATCAACTAATATTGTTCTATTTCTACGATTAGTGTTCCTGTTCCTCTAATAACTCTATGCCAGACAAATTTCGGAATATAAATTTGTTCGGCATTCGACAATTTGACTGGCAAGTCGTCTTCCATTTGAAACTCCCATTCTCCGTGTTGGATAACAGTCACTTTTCGATCTGTTGTATCTTGATGCCATTTTAATTCATCATCGTCAACATCAGGGGTAAACACCCTAACTATTTTTCCTTCTTTGATATACTGTTGAAATGGGAAATCCATATTATACTAAATCTCCACCCTTGAATACAGGTCTTTTGTTCCAGTGAACTTTTATTCTATTATTAATAGAAAACATTTTAAAAAAGTCACTAATATTACTCTCAATTTTTTTTAGGTCAGCCCTAAGTGTGTGTGGTGGCTCAACATCAATAAAAACATGATATATTGGTGGTTGGTAAGACCCCTTAAGTACTTGATAAACATTTAAAGATACTTTATCTTCATCAACCCTATCTTGATTTAAATTAGGAATGACAATAGTATCCAAATAATTTTGTAAGTATTGTTTGATTTTATTTAGGTTCATAAATTGGTTGTGTTCTTTTGTTCCAAGCAATGGTGTATAATTTTCTAAGACCAAGCATATTCAAAAATTTTACAATATCAGTATTAATATGTGGTATTATACTACCATGTGACCAATCGGGTTCCATGTCCAAAAATATAACCATCTCCTCTGGGAGATGTTCTTTTTGTTTAACATCATACACTTTTATTTTAATTGGCTCATCATCTTCACCAACTAATTCACGATTAAGCTTCGGCTCTATCACTTCATCAAGATATATCTGTAGATATTTTTTAACTTTATTTAAATCCATTACCAAGAATTTGAAGATGACAAACCAAGTTGTTTAGCATATCTACCTACATTACAAGACCAATAACCTGCAGTAGTTCTATCTTTTTTCTGATCACATTTATGACGAGCTCTGAATGATTTAGCCGCTTTCTTATTTGCGTTTTTTACCTTTAATTTAGGATCACCAAAAGTAACTTTTTTAACCCCACCTGTTTTGCTTTTCACATAAACAGCGAATTTTTTTGGACCCCCTGGTGTTCTAAATGGACTACCCAAATCAACATTTTTACCGTGATGTTTTGCTTCTGCTAAAATATCTTCCTCTGTTTCGGTTTCAGAGATATAAGGGGCATCTAAATAGACGTATTGTTTACCAATCTTAATTTTGATCCCTAAATCAGATTCAATCATTAATCTATCATCTTCATTAAGGTCAATTTTACCTTCTTTAAATAATTCTCTAACCTCATTAACCAAATCAAAATAACTTTCAGAATAAACTCTAAAAACGTTATTTGTTAATGTTAATCCGTTATCAATATGATATTGTAAAGCCTCAGACAAATTAACATCTTCTTTAAGAATTAAAGATTTATCTAATTCTTGTTTTAAAGATTCTTTGATTAGTTTACGTAAATCCATCATTTAATTAAATAGTTAAAAATTTACTCCTAATCCAAAAGTTCCGTTATTAATAATTGGGTCGTAGTCAAATTTAATTGTGAAGTTTTTATAATCGTGTAAAGCGCCTACCTTCACAGTTGTAAATCTATCTTTGTATTTTGGAAAAGTAATATATCCAAGATTGTCTTTGCCTCTCCACTTTACGTCTTCACTTACAGTACCAATCATAAGATGAAGACCTGTTCTTTTTATTCTTTTACCTACTCCAATATAAAAACTATTTTTCTGAACCAAGTCGTTCACCATTGGAAAATCAACTTGAGTTATCTTACCATATTGAAAAAAAGTTGAGTTATCTCTTTCAAAACTAGAATTATATTCGGTAATAAAATACCCTTTGTTACCAATTGTAAAGAATCCACCAATTTGTCTGTCTGTTGTTTTTTGAATACCAAAACTTATGATAGGTTTTTTTCCTCTAATAGTATCTCTTTTAC